ATGAGAACGAGATAAAGGCCAGCAATGGTAGCAGGTACTGGAATGCCCTGTACATGCAAGACCCCACACCGGAAGAGGGCGGTATCATAAAGAAACGCTGGATCAAGGATTGGGAATACGGTGATCCACCCACATGTGATTTTGTTGTACAAACATTTGATACTGCATTCTCCACATCGAACACCGCTGACTACAGCGTGATACAGACATGGGGTATCTTCTACATGTACAATCAGAACGACCAAGGCTACGAAGACTTTGCCCCTCACCTGATACTGCTAGGTAATATCAAGGGCCGCTTTGAATATCCAGAACTGAGGCGGCTGGCGCAGAAACTGTATAACCAACATAAACCTGATGTATGTATGGTGGAGAAGAAGGCATCCGGCCAATCTCTAATACAGGACATGCGTAGGGGTGGCCTACCTGTAATGGAATACCTGCCTGATCGTGATAAGGTATCCAGAGTTTATGCAGCAACACCTATCATGGAAGCGGGTAGGCTATGGATACCCAAGGGTAAGAAATGGGCAGATGACCTCATAGAAGAACTTATACGGTTTCCTAATGCTGCACACGATGACCAAGTGGATGCTCTCACTATGGCTGTTCACTATATGAAGGACTCATGGCATCTAACACACCCTGATGATCCAGAGTATGATGACGAACCCAGAGAAAGAACAGCCACTTACTGGAATGTATGATTTGGGAAAACAGAAAAAGTATGCTATAATAATAGGATGAATGATCTTGAGAAAATAATATATACTTTAGGTTTATCTGAACTACATAAGAACTGGACAACAATAGATATTATAAATCGTATATTGCCGCCACTAAAACTTAAACAATATATTTTTATTTCGAATGAAAAGGTTCCACTATTCTACGCTTCATGGGCATTTATGAATCAAGAAGCATCAGATGCCAGAGAATTTTCAAAAAGAAAGATTATAGGTAAAGATTGGAATAGCGGACACATACCTTGGATTATGGATGTTATCTGCCCTATGGGCGGAACAGCAGAGGGAATTAAAGAGCTAAAGAAAGTTCCTAAACATTTAGGTGTTAAAGGAAAAATAAAATTCTTTAGAACTAAAAAGGGGAAGAAAGAGTTACATCATGTTACATGGCTATAAAAAATCTAGATATAATATTTATGATAACTTAGAGTTTCTAGGTCTGAACCCCTACGAGCAAAAACATTTTTGTTTTGGTGAAGATGGCGGTGAAGGTAATGGCGAGGGAGGTGCGGCTGTAGACCCTGATGATCCAACCTCCTTATCTACAGATACTCCCGGTTTAACTGCTGACGAAGCAGCAGCAGCCGCTGCCCAAGCAGATGCTGCAATGAGTGCGGCAGGACTAAATGCGGTGGATAATCCAGAAGCAGCACAAGCAGCTTTAGATGCAGCGGCGGCAAATGTAGCTGGATATGATCTAGGTGATTATAGTGATGCAGTATCACCAAGTAGAGCTTCGGCTGCGGAACTAGATGCTTTAGAAGCAGCAGGTCTTATAGGTTATACTGGTAAAGTAAATTTAGGATATGTAGATGCTGTTGATAGAGAAAACAGAGCTTCTGATTTAGCTCTTGCTAGAAGTATAGCAGATAAATATGGTCTTGATCCTAGTCAAATACAGCCGGGATTTATGCAAGACCCTGCATATGGTCCCCAGACCATGAGCTATAGAGGACCGGGAGCGTTAGGAGCAGCCGCTACTGAGGTAGGTAAGGCTGCTGCGGAACTTGGTGTTACTCTAGCAGAGATGTATCCTAGTCCTGCAAAAATGGCACTTACTATTGCACAAAAGGAATTTGGTTTGGATGTTCCAAGTTTAGGATTAAAAGAAGGAATAAGTGATTACTTTGATCAATTAGCAGCATCTCAAAGAGAAACAAATAGGGCAGCTAGAGGTGAAACTGATCCAGATACTGCTGGTATAATAGATGACTTTGAAGAAGAGACAGCACAACAAGGAGCGTTTTCTACTTTAGATGATGCTGGTATAATAGATGACTTTGAAGAAGAGGTATCACAAGGAGGATTGTTTTCTGCTCCAGAGGCACCCGCAAGTTTTGGTGATGTTGATTTAGATGGTAATGAATTTATTCCTCTATCTCCAGCTATACCTTCTACACCTAGTGTGGCTCCCCAACCAGCAGCAGAAGTTGTTAGACCGCCTGTAACCAGAACGGCAGCAACAGATACCTTCAGTATTCTTGCAGATATATATGGCCCTGAAGTAGCAGCACAACTTCTACCAAATAGGATAGTATAATGGCAACAGAACGCAATCCTTTTGATCGTATACCGGAACAAGAAAATAATGTTGTTCCTTTAATGAGTGAAGATGAAGAACTTGCCGCAACTTTTGAAGTTGATGATGATGGTGGAGTTACTGTAGATTTTTCTGAAAACATTGAAATGGCAGCTTCTAAAGATATTGCTGAATGGTATGGCAATATGGCAGAGGACATGGACGAAGATGATCTGGTAGATATTGCCAACAATGTAATAGAAAACTTTGAGGCTGATAAAGATTCTCGTTCAGAGTGGGAGTCCATGTTTGAGCGTGGCTTTGATTTACTAGGACTAAAGCTTGAACAGGGATCAGAACCCTTCGATGGCGCTTGCACTGCCGTGCATCCTCTACTGATTGAGTCGGCAGTTAAGTTTCAGTCTAAAGCATCTGGCGAGTTGTTTCCTGCCAATGGACCTGTAAAAGCTCGTATACTTGGTAAGTCTACACCAGAAAAAGAACTACAGGCTAATCGTGTACAGAACTTTATGAACTATCAGGTAACGGAACAGATGCCTGAATACTTTGATGAGTTTGAAAGGATGCTGTTCCATCTACCGCTAATCGGTTCTGCATTCAAGAAGCTGTACTATGATGCCACTGTAAAACGCCCTAAGTCAGAGTTTATTCCTATTGATCAGTTTTATGTGTCTTACTATGCAACTGATCTTTCCAATGCAGACCGCTATACGCATGTAATCTATCGTAGTCCTATAGAACTACAAAGAGATATGAGGGCTGGTGTATATGGAGATGTTGAACTTAGTAATCCATCTTCTTATCCTAGTACAGCATTTAGCGAGAAGATGGATACGATTATTGGTTTGTCTCCTATGTCAGATCATGATCCACAGTATGTTCTTCTGGAACAGCACTGCTATCTTAATATTGAAGATGAAGATGAAGCCTGTCCCTATATCGTGACTGTTGAACAGCAGTCCAGACAGGTACTAAGTATTCGTAGAAACTATAAGCAAGATGACCCGAACAAAGAAAAAGTAAATCATTTTGTGCATTATAGATTTGTTCCCGGCTTTGGTTTTTATGGATTGGGTCTTATTCACTTCCTTGGCAATCTAACAATGAGTGCAACGGCGGCTATGCGTTCCCTCATAGATGCTGGACAGTTTGCCAATTTGCCGGGAGGATTTAAGGCCAAGGGAGTCAGGATGGTTGGCGACAATGATCCTATTGCTCCCGGCGAGTTCAAGGAGGTTGAGGCAACTGGCGTAGATTTATCAAAGGCTATTATTCCCCTTCCCTACAAGGAGCCTTCCTCTACTCTATTCCAGATGCTGAATTTCGTAGCTACTGCTGGGCAGAAGTTTGCGGACAGCACGGAGCAAGTTATCTCTGATGCTGCCTCCTATGGACCCGTTGGCACCACTATGGCTCTGCTAGAAGCAAGCAGCAAGTTCTTTACAGCAATTCATAAACGAGTGCATAAATCTCAGAAAGATGAGTTTCGTATTCTTGCTCGTATTGACTATGACTATCTTCCTGATGAGTATCCGTATGATGTTCCTTATGAAGATCGTAGCATTTTCAAATCAGACTTTGATGGTCGCATAGATATTATTCCAGTATCTGATCCTAACATTCCTAGCAACGCACACCGTATGATGATGGCAAATATGGCGCTGCAAATGGCGCAGCAATCACCACCGGGTATGTTTAATCTGGAAGCCCTAAATAGAACAATTCTTAATGCTTCTAATATGCCTAATGCGGATGAGATACTTCCGCCTAAGATTGAGCCTAAACCAATGGACCCGGTATCTGATATTATGGCAGCGACGAAAGGCGTACCGATTGCAGCCTTTCCCGGTCAGAACCATGATGCACACATACAGGTAAAGATGGCCTATTTGCAAGACCCTATAAACGGTGCTAACCCAATTATGGAACGTGTTGCTCCAATTATTCAGGCTAACATTCAAGAACATTCTGTAATGAAGTATCAGGAACAGATGAGTGGTATTGCTGAACAAATGATGCAACAGGCTCCAGAACAAATGAATAATCCTGCTGCTGCCGAAATGGCTATGGCACAGGCAGCGCAGCAAGTGCTTAATGCCAATCAGGCTATAGGTATGGCTCAATCTCCTGAACAACAGCTTGTCGCTCTGGAACAGGCCAAGGTTGAGCTAGAGAAGCAAAAGCTTCAGGCTGATACTGCCTCTAATGCAGCAGAGCTTGAACTAAAGAATAAGAAACTTGAATTAGAAGAAAACGAACAGATTATTGGTATGATGAAAGCTACAGCGGCTGATAATCTAAAACGTGATAATGCTGATGCCAATCGTTCCAGTAAAGAAAAACTGAAACAGATGGAGCTTATGACCAAAGCAATGATTGAAGAGTTTAAATTAAATAAAGAAGACGAACGACAAGCTATACAAAATGTAAAAGAAATGCTTGATAAAGAAATGCAAACAAAAACAGATATGGACGCACAGGCTCTTAATGCTCTTGTGCAGATGGCTGTTCAACAACAACAGGAGATGATCAATGATGAAGAAAGGTAAAGGATATCCTTTTCATGTAAAGGATACTCAGAAAGGTTATGGCGATGCCTATGCTCAAGATATCACGGGTGGTCGTGCCATTCGCAGTGAGCTAAACCAATGGGAAGATGACTCTTGGAAAACGCCGGAACCAATTAAACCTTCTCGCAAAAGCACCATCTACAACTAAGTATGGACATTTGGGACGAAGTAATAACTGAGTTTAACAACGAGATTAATAATCTGAGAGTAACATTAGGTAATGGGTCTGCCGCAGACTATCCGCATTACCGTCAGATTGTTGGTTCTATCTCCAGTCTTGAGTGGGCTAGAGATAATTTAACACAAATAATTAAAAAACGGATATACATGGAGGACGAAGACTAACAATGCAACAAGTAGGTTTAGGTGGCGCACTAAAAAATGATATGTGGATAACTGAGGATGACGCCCCCGATCCCAGCCCACTACCCACTCTACCGGGATTTCACGTTTTAGTGCGCCCCGTTTCAGTAAAGAGTGTTACAAAAGGCGGTATTCTTATACCGGATTCAACTAAAGATGATATGTCCTATCTCACCACTGTCGCACAGGTTCTAGCGTTAGGAGACTTGGCATATATGGATAAAGATAAGTTCCCCGGTGAAGCATGGTGTAATGTAGGTGACTATGTATGCTATGGTAAACATGCAGGAACTAAACTATTTTACAAGGGTATACGTCTTATACTTTTATTTGATGATCAAATTATTATGAAAGTAGAAGAACCTAAAGACCTTGATCCAACTTTTAATTTAGGAAAAGGCTCTAGTTGATTTGGGAAATTAGCACTTTTGTGATATAATAATATAAACGTAATCGTTTGTGTCGTTAACAACGGAGAGTAAAATGAGTAACGAAAATGATGGATGGGAAACTGTTGAAGTTTCTGAAGATAAAAAAGAAGTTGATTTTGAAATAGAAGAAGAAGAAGAACAGCAACCAGTACAGGCACAAGAAGAAGTTGTAGAAGAACAGCCTGAACAAAAGGTTGAGACTGAACAGCCGAAAGAACTAGAAGGCATTGAAACTAAAGGCGCTGAAAAAAGAATTAGGCAACTGATTCGTCAACGCAAAGAACGTGAAGAACAAATTCAAGAGCTTATAAAACAAAATGAAGAGCTTAAAACAAACTTAAAAGTTAAAAATAATGAGGTTGATAGTATTGCAACCCGCAGTCTAGATGCTAATGAAAAACAACTAACACAAAATATTGAACTTGCTCGACAGGCTTATATGGAAGCTTTTGAAGAGGGAGATAAAGAAAAAGTTCTTAACGCTCAAGAAATTTTAAATAATGCTCAAGCAGATTTAAAAACTGTACAAACTTATAAAAATAATCTTGCTCAAAAACTTAAACAAAAAGAAGATCAGGTAGAGGTTACACCGCAGTCTGCTCAAGTGCAGCAACCAGCTTATGATCCAAAAGCAAATGAGTGGGCTGAAAGAAATCAGTGGTTTGGGCAGGATACTGTTAAAACAGCAGCGGCTCTTGCGCTAGATGCAGAATTAAAAGAACAAGGATATAATCCAAATGATGAAGAATTTTATGAAGAAATTGACCGACGCCTTGAAGTGGCCTTTAGTCAAGCTTCAGACCGTGTGCAGGAAACTGAGGGACAAAGTAACTCAGGCACGTCACAACCTGCTCAAGTGGTATCGGGGGCTTCACGCTCGTCTCCGTCCGCAGGAAAAAAAGTCAAGCTCTCGAAAGAAGACGTAAGACTTGCTAATAAATGGGGTATCCCACTTGAACAGTATGCCGCTGAGAAGCTGAAGGTAACTTCGGCTGATGGCGAATATACTAACATAAACATGTAAGCGTGGAGGAAAAAATGACACGAAATGAATCACGTACTGAGAGTATGAGAGAACAGAATACTAGAGAAGAAGAATGGACCTTTGAAGAGCCGAATGCTCTAGACATTCCAGAAACTGTGCAAGCACGTTTTGAGAATGAGGGTATGGCGCTACGTTGGATACGAGTCTCCCTTCAAGGTAAAGATGACATCACGAATGTTGGCAAAAAAATGCAAGCAGGGTGGGTGTTTGTAACTCCAGATGAAGTTCCTGAAATGGCTCTTACATCCTTCGTGAGGGATGAAGGCAGGTATGAAGGCTCTGTGTGTCGAGGAGATGTAGCCTTGGTTAAAATGCCAGCCGGAAAAGTTGCGGCTCGTAGGAAATATTATGAAGGTAAATCTAATGATCAGATGGAAGCAGTCAACTCTCAGTTGATGAAAAACTCTGATTCACGGTTTCCTATTTCCAATACAAGTCGCTCTGTTACAACAAAGGGAAGGCAACCGTCTTTTCAGGACTAGCCTCCCATAACTAAGGAGATGAAACATGTCTACTACTAAAGCATTTCGTGGTTTCATTCCTGCTCGTAAAAAAGGTGGCGGCTACAATAACGAAGCCGTGACCGACATGATTACTCTGACCTCAACGGGTCAGGCCCAATCACCTACGAATGCGATCTTTACCGGTGATCCGGTGGTCCTTCCCGGTGCGAACTTTGCAACGATTTCACCGTATATCGCTGCAACGCTCAAGCCGTCTGGTGTCTTTATGGGTTGTCAGTATGTTGAAAATGGAGAGCAGAAGTTTTCCCGCTTTTGGCCGGGAGACATTAGTGCCACGGACATTAAATTCTTTGTAATCACTGATCCCGATCAGACGTATTACATTCAGGCTTCTCTGTCGCTTTCGGCGGCTGAGTTGGCTATTGTCAAAAACTACAACGTAACCGTTAGCTCTACTGCCTCTTCTGGCAGCACGACTACGGGTCAGTCAAGCTACTATCTGGACGGTGCGTCCGGTACAGAAGCCGCTGCTGCCGTTCGTGTGATTGGTAAAGCTCAGTTCCCTGATGAAAAGGACTCTGATGCATTCCCGATTGTGGAAGTATGGCTCAACCATCACCGTGATCGTTTTGTAACGGCTACGGCGTCAACGGCTTAATAGGGAGGATTTATCATGGCTATTAATAGAGCTAGTATTGCTAAAGAACTCCTTCCCGGTCTTAACGCCGTTTTTGGGATGGAGTATGGAGAGGTTAATAATGAACATGAGCCTCTTTACGAGATTGAAAACTCTGATCGTGCCTTTGAAGAAGAAGTTCTCTTCACGGGTTTCGGCACCGCTCCTACTAAAGGAGAGGGTGCATCGGTTTCTTATGATGACGCACAGGAAAGCTACACGGCCCGTTATACGGCGGAAACTGTTGCGCTTGCCTTCGCTGTCACCGAAGAAGCGATGGAAGACAATCTTTATGATACGTTCGCTAAACTTCGTGCAAGGGGTCTTGCCCGTGCAATGGCGAACACGAAGCAGGTGAAGGCTGCTAACATCTACAACAATGGTTTCACTGATACCATTGGTGATGGTGCTGCATTCTTCTCAGCTTCTCACCCGACGATTTCTGATGGTCTTCAGTCCAACCTTCTTGGTGCGGCTGACCTATCGGAAGCAACTCTTGAAACTGCGCTGACTGCCATTCAGAAGATTAAAGATGATCGTGGTATTCTGATTGGTGCAAGTGCTGTTTCTCTACATATCCCAGTTGATTACTGGGCGGTAGCGGATCGTGTTCTTTCTAGCCCCGGTAACACTCAGACGAGTGCTGCACAGGCTAATCCGAACACGAACGCCATCAATGCAACCCGTCACATGGGGATGGTTCCTGAAGGTTACTACATTAACCGTCGCTTTACTGATACGGATGCATGGTTTGTTAAAACGGACGTACCAAACGGCACAAAAATGTTTGTGCGGTCGCCGCTTCAGACCAAGATGGAGCCGGACTTCGATACTGGCAATCTCCGATTCAAAGCACGGGAGCGTTACAGCTTCGGTGTGTCAGATTGGCGTAGCTGGGTTGGTAGTGCTGGTTAATCAGCAAATGAAGGAGGGTGGCTTCGGCCACTCTCTCTTCTTTCTCAAGGAGAGATAAATGGCTACAAATATTAAAGTTGCAATAGCTACTGGCGATGCTGTTCTTAAATATGTAGAAGACGATACGACTGTAGGAAGCAATGGAACTGCCGATAGCAACATTCCTAGCACTACTCGTATTATGGCTATTCATGCTGTAGCATCTGCGGCTGGTTCTTTTTCTATTAAAGGTCAGCGGCAGATTACAAATAAGACTGCTGAAGGCACGGCTATTAAGTTTCAGGTAGCAGCTAACGAAGCATCTGATATCTATATTGGTGACATGGGTGTTGCTATATTTGGTGTGGTCAGTGTTTCTGGTCCTACGGATGGTTCAGTTCTAACTGCTATGCTTGGCTAGTCATGCCTGACTTTAACTATTTAAAGACAGACCTGATTAACACAACGGAGAACGACTCTACGGAGTTTTCTACACAGGTATCTGCTTTTGTAAAGAAAACAGAGTTTCGATTGGTAAAAGACTTAGATGATGTAGGTCTAAGCGAATATACCAATATATCGGTATCGGCTGGAAATGCTGGTGCCGTTTCTTTGAATGATCGTACTCTTATTGTTCGTAATGTTAACTTTGTAGTTAGCAGCGGTACAAGCACGACTAATCTTCTTCAAAGAACAAATGAATATGTAAGTGACTATTGGCCTGTTAGTGCTTCCACTGGAACGCCTCGGTATTATAGTCGAAGGACCAATTCTTCTATTCGTATTGTGCCTACACCTGTATCGGTAATTACAGTAGAAGTTGAATCACAGTCACAGCCGCTTGCCCTTGCTTCTGCTACGGGAACTAGCGTAACAACAACAAACTATTTTAGTGAATACTGTTATGATGCTCTCTTTGCTGGATGCATGATGGAGGCAACTATATTTATGAAAGATTGGAATACTCTTCCTATCTTCCAACAACAGTATCAGATAGCAATAGATCAACTTAGAAATCAAGCACGACGTACCAGATCGGATGACATGGCAGTTGCTGGTTCTCCTGCTGGTGGACCTAACACAGTTATACAAGGAGCAAGTTAATGTCAAAAGTAAAAAATCCGTCTACCTCAGATGTTAAACAAAGACATAAACGTAAAGGAGGAGGTTCAAAACCTCATTCTTCCAGAGGTCGTATTGGAACAGCAACTATTAAAAAGAATGTAGATGCAGCAGCACGACGAGCTAACCAACGCTCAGAAAAGGCTAATAGGAATGATAATATTATTACTGAATTAGGTGGTTATTTGACCGGCAGCGGTCTCGCTAGTGGAGCTAGTCGTGCCGCAAACAAAATTCCTCGTCCTAAGAAAAAACCTGCATCTTCTAAAGTGCCAACTATAAGCGGACCAAAAGCAAAACCAGCCCGACGCCCTACTATGCAAGAACAACGTGATGCGGGTGCAAGTGTGATAGTTGATTACGAACAGCTTAATAAAATGTCTGAAGGCGGATTAATTGGTGGTCAGAAAAAATTAGATGCTAATAAAGATGGTAAGATTAGTGGTGCTGATTTTGAAATACTAGGTGCTAATAGAAAAAAATATGGTGGCAAGATAACCTACAAAATGACTGGTGGTCAGGTTGTAGATTCTAGCTATGATTAATCGGTCTAGCGTTAGACAACAAGTTACTAAAGCTTCTAGAAAACGTAAGTCTAAAACTAGCAAACGATTAAAAAAACGAAATGTAAAAAGGAGAAAATAAATGCCGGGACCGCATACACTAATTAAACGTCCTCATAATCTTGATGAGATCGTAGGTCGTCCTACTGGACAGGGCTATGGCGCTGCACGTAAAGGACCACAAGTTAAGGGACCGCCACAGGATGTTGTAGTTGATGAAGACTACGAACAAGGCAAAGCTTTTAAAGTAGAAGACTAATCATGTCTCGTACTTATGGAAAAC